AGCAAAGAACTATTAGATGGTTACAGAAAAGAATGTATAAAAGAATTATACAACAGAGCAAAGAATCCTAACCATGTAAAAGAACAACTAGCTAAAATAACATCTGAATCATGATTACATTATTAAATGGAGAAACCTATCTCAAAGAAGAAATAATAGGTATGGCCTACTCAGATGATTTCTATTATGGACATCTAGGCCAACATGCTTTAAGCAGTAGTAGTTTAAAAACTTTACTTAAATCACCTAAAACTTATAGAAATGTATTGAAGTATGGATCTACAGATACACCAGCTCTAATACAAGGCAAGTTGTTACATTGGATGGTGCTAGAGCCTCACAAGATAGATAAGTTAAATATTATAGAAGCTACTACTAAAAACACCAAAGCTTACAAAGAAGCAAAAGAGAAACACCAAGAAGTGTATTTAAGAAAAGAAATAAATGATGCAGAAAGATTAACAGATGCACTACTAAGAAATGAAGAAGTACTTAAACTACTAAGTAAAGCAGAGTTTGAAGTACCAGAGATGGCAATGTTAGAAGGCCTACCTTTTAGAGCAAAAGCAGATATATTAAGAGATGATATGATAGTAGATTTGAAAAGCTCACAAGATTTATCCAGCTTTAGATTCTCAGCTAATAAATTTGGATATGATTTACAAGCATACTTATATTTAAAGATGTTCAATAAAAAGAAGTGTACATTTATTGTAGTAGATAAAAGCTCTACAGATATAGGTATATTTGAAACAAGTGATGAGTTTATAGAATCTGGTAAACATAAATTTTTACAAGCAGTAGGTATATACAAACACTTCTTTCAAAATGAAAATGATTTAGATCAATATGTATTAAGAGGTATATTATAAATAAAAACAATAATTAAATTAAGAATATGAATACAATAAATTTTAAACAAACAACAAATAAAATGATAACTAAAAAATTTACTTTACACAGCACAACTGATTATAGTATTTTTAATATTTATAAATTCAATAGAAAGCTGAACCAAAAAAACCTAAATAATATAGAGAAATCTATAAAAGTAAAAGGTCAAAAGCAACCATTGTTAGTTTCACCAGATGGGTATGTAGTTGATGGGCAACATAGATTAGAAGTGTTACGCAAATTAAATATACCTGTATGGTATGTGATAAACCATGAAACAAAAACAGATGATATTATTACTGTAAATACAGAAAGAAAAG